TATTCAAACAATCATTATTTGATTTAGTTGGTAAAATAATTGTATTACTTTGTTATCGTAAAAAAAAGTCTAAGTTAATCTTTATTTAATATTGTTTTTATGATATCTTAATTGTTTATGTTGCTATTAATTAATTATTTGTTAATATATCCCACTGCTAATTCAATTGAAGTTGATTATATAGAAATAAAAGAAGCTAAAAATCATTATCGCAGTTACAAACAGGGAAGATATGGAGGAAATTACGAATAATAATTGTGTTGAAAGGATTTAACGTAGTGATGCGCTTCTGAAGTTTTTATACCTTTTTATTTCTTTGGGAGCGCATTAAGGATTAACAGCGTATGATTAAAAGATTATCAGAAGAACAGAAGCTATTTTGTGATAATTATTTAGTAACAAATGATGTTGGGAAGGCTTCGATAGCGGCTGGTTATAATTCACCCAATTATCTTATATTATCTAATCAAGCAGCTAAAGCCTACCTTAAGGAAAAGCGACGACAATTGAATAAAGCTATAGGGTTAGATTTTTGGTGGAAGGCTAAGCGATTGGCAACAATTGTAACATCTGTTATAGGAAATCCTGATGATCCTGATACAGTTGATTTACAACATGCTAATGTAGCTATAAATGCCATTGCTGAATTAAATAAAATGCAAGGTCACTATGCACCAGATAAATCAATAGTGGTTAATTTGGAGCAAGACGAACAATTAAAGCTTGTTAACGAAATGACATTGAAGTTATTAAAAGAAAAGGAAAAAAAGATTTTAGAGTACGATACTCTAAAAGAATGTATACCATGTACACCAGAAATAGTGTAGGTATTTAGGCTTTTAACTCATATCAGATATGGTGTACAAGGTGTGCATAAAACATGGAGTTTATAAATGATTAAATGGTCGTGTTCACTTTGCAAAGGTTCTCAAATGGTTACAACTAGTGATGGGATAATGAAAAAATGCCCAGCTTGTTATGATAGACCAACTCCAAAATTTAATGAATTATATGAAGTTTTTAATAAAACATTTAATAGAAGAGAAGTTGACATGAGTGATATAAAAAATAAAGAAGATGTAAAAAATACTCCTAAAAAAGAGAAAATCTGCTACGGTGGTTGTAAATTAAAAATAACCCCAGAAGAATTAGAAGCAATAGAAAAAGCAACTAATGAGAAATTAATTACGCGACTTAAGAAAAATTTTCCTAAAAAAGAAGTAGAGCAAAAACCTGATAAAAAATAATACTATGTGTCCCAAGCATGTACACCCGCAAAACCAAGTATTGACGCGGCTTTTAATGGCTTGGGTGTACGAGGTGTACATGAAAATGAAAAAAAAATAATACTGTGTCTTAATGGATCATGGATTTGAATGGATTATCAACAAGAAGAAAACTTTGATATTGATATAGTTAAGCAAACCGCTGAGGCTAAATCAACGTTATTAGCTGATTTAATAGCCTTTACAGAGGTATTTTATAGACTTAGGACTGGTAGAGATTTTAAAATATCCTATCCTATTGGTCGTGAATCGCATTATAAAATCATAAGCAGGGCTTTAGGTCGTGTCTTTCGTGGTGAGTGCAATAAGCTAATAATCAACGTGCCGCCTCGCTATGGTAAGACTACGATGCTAATGAACTTCGTAGCTTGGAGCTTAGCGCGCTATCCTGATTGCAATTTCCTGTATGTGAGTTTAAGTCATGAGCTAGCCTCACTTGCCACAGCTGAGATACGTAATATCATCACATCCCCTTACTACAAGAAGATGTTTAACGTGAGCCTAAAAGAAGACTCACAAGCAAAGGATGCCTTTATAACCACTAATGGTGGTTCTGTAACGGCTGTAGGAAGTGGAGGCACTATAACGGGACGCGGTGCAGGTTTGCGAGGCGTGGATAGGTTTGGAGGGATAATCTGCATCGATGACATTATAAAGCCCTCTGAGGCCGGCTCTGACATTATCCGTAATGGGATAAACGACTGGTTTTATAACACATTGTTGTCAAGGCGTAATGCAGGCGAGAAGACGCCTATAGTCTTCATAGGTCAACGCACACATGAAGATGACTTAGCAGGCCACCTACTACAACAAGATGGTTGGGATAGCGTTATATTGCCTGCAATAGACTCAGCAGACAATGCTATATGCCCAGAACTAATGAGCTTACAAGACTTAAAGAAACTAAGAGACTTGCAGCCATACGTATTTAACAGCCAATATCAGCAAAACCCCACTCCTCCCGGTGGTTCTCTCTTTAAAGCTGAAAACTTCCCCATCTTAGATAAAGAACCAGAAATATTAATGACGTTCCTCACCGTGGATACTGCTGAGACTAGCAAAGAGATTAATGACGCCACAGTGTTTAGCTTATGGGGAATATACAAAATAGAACATTTTGGCAGAGATACCTCCCTTTATGGATTGCATTGGCTAAACTGCGTTGAAATCTTTGTAGAGCCTAAAGACTTACAAGGCGAGTTCATGCAGTTCTATGCTTCAGCATCCAAGGTGAAACTACCGTCTTTCGTATGCATTGAAAAGAAAAGCACTGGAGTTACTCTAGTTAGCGTGCTTAGTTCTATCCAAGGGCTGAATATTGTTGCCGTGGAAAGAACATCTAAGTCTGGGTCGAAAACAGACCGCCATATTTCTATGCAGCAATATATAAACAACAAGTTAATTACATTACCTTATGGAGCTCCACACGTAAAAATGTGTATTGACCACATGGTTAAGATTAATGCTGCTGGTACTCAGAGGAGAAGCGACATTGCTGATAGCGTTTTTGATGCAGTTCGCATGGTGTTTCAAGATAAAACAGCACTTGGTTTTATAGCCAATACTACACATAAACAAGAATATGCGAAGAAGATAATAAGGAAGCAAGGAGTCGTTAATAATGATAGGGCTAATATATGGGGATGAAATTATATGGAATCACAAGAAGTGAAAGAAGGGAAAATAGATAATGTTGAACATACAAATGATGAGGTAAAAGAACCTAAAAAACCTAGAAAGGTAAAAATAAAAAAAACTGAGTACGTGTCGCAATATACCATTAAGTGCGTACATATTAAAAGGTTTGATACAGTTAAACAAGCATCCGAGGAAACTTGGATAAGTGCTAAACACATAATTGATAATATTTATGGAAGATGTCCGCATGCTGGAGGTTATAGATGGGGATATGACATGGATATTTGGAAACCAAATGCAAGCAAATTAGATAAAATTGTAAGCAAATAGTGAACAAACTTCGTTAAGAATAAGGACAAAATAATAAAATACATATAGTTAAAACATGGAGTATAGACATGGAAAAATTATCATTTAATCAAGATGAACTAAAAGATGTTAAAGGATACGAAGGGTTATATGCTGTAACTAAGGATGGTAGGGTTTGGAGTTATCCTAAAGAATGGGTTTCTAGCAATGGGTCTAGACATAGACATAATGGTAAATGGTTAAAGACTGGTAAGAAAAAAAACTTTATCAATAATTGCGTTAGTCTTTGTTGTGATGGAGTACAAAAAATCCATTTAGTAAGCTGGTTGGTTGCATGGGCTTATTTAGAAAATCCTTACAATAAAAAATATGTTTGTCATATAGACATGAATAATAAAAGCAATGGTGTAGATAATCTAATTTGGCGTAATGAAGAAGAACATTATAAATCAAGATTAATACATGGATTTGGAAAACGTAAAAATTCAACCAAAATACTTCAATATACAAGAGATAATATTTATATTAAACATTACGAAAGCATTAAAAGCGCATCAATAGATACAGGAATTAGAAGATCTAATATTAGCGCATGCCTTGCTGGAGTGAGAAGAAGAGCTGGTGATTATGTATGGAAATATTATAAAGATTAGGTTTAATTATACTTTCAGACATTATTAGGTTCTATCATTTTATAAACACCGCTAAATATTTTATTATTTTAGAGCCATCATCAAAACAATAGAAGCATCCATTAATCCGAGTACAGTAAAT